CGGCTGTCGTTGTCCTGCCATTATATCGACCTCCTTTCCCGCTGCTTTTCCTTGCGGATTGTGTCAGAATCTGACACATGACCGTTTGCCCTTATATCTGAAATTTCCGTGGGGAGTTTTCTCCACAGAATAGAGGGGGCGCGACTAATCCAGCCCGGTCAAAACTTTTTCGATACCCCCTACCCCTTTCCAGTGCTGCTGGATAATGTTCCGCAGCAACTCCTGTGTCTGTCTTTTCGTTGCTTCATCCTTCTTGTACAGCGCACTGATGATCCCGTGGTTTCCATTGCTTAACGGGAATAGGTTTTCCACGTTCAAGCGTTGTGTCCAGTCTTCTTCTATCTCCGTGATGTGGTGTACCATGTCAGCCACAACAATCTTGTGTTGAACATAGTACGCATACATGTCCAAGCTGTCATATAAAGACAGTGCAAACGCCCGTACTTTGCGCCATTCCGCCGACACATAGAAAGCCGCTGCTTTCTTATTTCTTCGGCGCAGATTGTATTCCATATGCCTTGACATCTTGTCGCTTTCCTTTGCTTCACAGTCCGGACACAGGCGTAATTCCTGCGGTATCAATGCCCCGCATTTACATCTGTGTAATAGCACTATGTATCACCTTCTTTCGTGCTATATACACACTGCACGCAGGCATCTTTGCAGATGCCCGTCGCAGTGTTCAGAAAGGTGTGGAAATGGCAATAAAAAAGCGACTGCACATTTCTGTACAATCGCTTCTTGCAACTTTCCACGCTATCAGTTTACATCTTTCATCCCACCATTAAAACCCCAGCTTTTCCCCAACTTTTCCCCAAAAAGAAAAGCAAAAAGGATTTTTTTTAATATTTTTCAACGCCATCTATCCCGAATAACTTCACTGACATTTTCCTGATCAATTCTTTTGACCATCTGGACGGTGTGTTCTTTCCGCAGTTCTGGATGTCTGCAATCTCTTCATACGATGCCCCATCAATATAATGCATCTTAAAGGCATCGTATTTGTATGTCATTTCTTTCGTTTCATATTCTGCCCGCAGTTCTTCCATTGCTCTGTCAATATTCGCAATCATCATCGCTGTCTTCATTTTTGATCTGCGAACACTTCCAAGATGTGCGCCTTCTCCTCTGAATATATCATACTGTTCTTCCTTCAGTTCTTCTTCCTCTGATACTGCGCTTTCAATATGTCTTTTCATTTCGATGTATTCTTCCATCAGCATCCGTGTGTTGTGTAGTACCTGCTGCCTGCGGATCTGTCTTTCCGCTTCCAGTGCTGTCTGCACCACCTTCTTCACGAAGGTTTCTTCATTCTTTTCCTTTTCCTGCTCCATATTTGCCACACCATCCTTCCTTTATTATCCTTTTGTCGTCTTCTTTTTCGGCGGTCTATACTGCTGCCGTTTTGGTCGTTTTACCATCGGTATTCCTCGCCTTCTGCGCTCATTGTTTGACATCCGGCTTTTCTCCTCATAATATCGCCGCCATAATTCTCTTTTTCTGATCTGTGTTTCTGTCATCGTATTATTTTCATGTATACGTCTGAAAACCTCTGATATTTTGTCAGCCACCCGCCGTATATTCTCCATCATTTCTGCAAATGCCATATTCAGCTTCACGGCTGCATCACTGATCATTTTCAATGTTTCTGCTGCCTTATCTGGCGACAGATTCCATTCTGCTTCCGTTTTTCTGATCACTTTTTCCACTTCCTCCGGTTCAACCTGCATTTTAGCCGCAATATAAAATTTTCTGTCTTCATATGCCGGAAGATCTTCGATTTTTCGGATTTCTGCATCTTCTGTTTCCCTTTTTTCTTCCGGTAGCGGAATATCATTTATAGGAATTACCATTTCCGGCTTCTGGTCTTTTTCTTCGACCTGAATTCCGCCTTTTTTGTATTTTTTCATTCCGATCTTCATTTTTGTTTCTTCGATCACCTGTCCCACTTTTCTAAACGCTTCTTTCAGCCCCATATCGTCACATCCTTCCTTTTTGCCTAATTGAAAGGCAATTCTTCGTCGATGCCTTCCGGTATATTCATAAATCCATCGTTTTCCGTCTGCTCCGGTTTTTGATGTCCTCCTGCTCCGCCGGATCCCTCTGCTGCCGCTTTGCTTTCTGCGAATTCAATGTCTTCCGCGATCACTTCCGTCGTGTATACTTTGATATTGTCTTTATTTGTGTAGCTTCCCGTCTGGATCCGCCCAGTCAATACAATCTTCGTTCCCTGATGCACATACTTTTCCACAAATTCCGCACTTTTCCCAAAAGCAACGCAAGAAGGAAAGTCAGCATCTTGCTGACCTTCCTGTTTTCTTCCTCTTCTATCGACCGCAAGTGTAAACCTTGCAATCGCCATTGAATCCTGCCCCTGTGTGTATCTCACCTGCGGATCCCGTGTTAAACGTCCCATTAAAATCACTTTGTTCATGCTTTTCTTCCTCCTGCTTTATGCATCCCACCGGAATTAGTATTCTTCTTTCTCCTTTGTCTTCAACGTCGTATACTTCCCCTGTCGCAAGTACAATCTGTGTTTTGCTCATTCTCGCCTTTCTAACAGCCTTTCGGTCATCTGTTCATACAGCTTCTTGAATATATCTCTTTCCGTCCTTGCCTTGATCAGTTCTTCGTTTGTTTCCATCTGGACTTTCGTTTCCGTCTTTTTCTCCTCTGCTTTTTTCTCTTCTTTCTGATCAGCGACAACTGTTTTGTCCTTTGTCGCCCCCCCATCGCCTAAACCGATCGAGATCATCAGCCCTATGTCGATGTTCTGCATCTCCTGCGCTGTACACGCTCCGATGTATTTCCCAATGCGTTCCACAGCGACTGTGTGGATCTGTTCACACAAAACAGTGCTGACGCGCCCTGTTGATCGAATCGTGCAATGTGTCGGAAGTTCATTCTTCGGCTGCGTTGTCAAATATACAACTTCCAATGTCTGACTATTTTTATTATTTTTATCATTACTGACGATCACGCCCGGTCTGTCTGCCTGCTGTTCGCTTCCTGTGTTGTATCCTCCCCGGCTTATATAATAGATTTCTCCTCTTTTTACATCATCTTTCGGAAGTGTTGTTATCTGCATCTTTCCTTTCTCCTTTCCTGTCCATATCTTTAATGCCCTGACTGATTGCCTTTGCTGCAATTATGATCAGACCTGCAAGAATCACTGCTGCCAGTATCATCACAAGCCAGATCAGCAACGATCCTGTTGCATTTATCATTCTTTCGATGTTCATCTGCATCATGATCCGATTTCCTCCTTGTATTGTTCCTTCAGCATAATCATTCTTTCTTCCTGCTGCTTCTTGATCTTTTCAATCTTTGTGACCAGACGCTGGATCGTCTGCGCCCGACTTCGGATCTGTCTATGCAGTTTGATCTGTCGTTCCACCTGCTGCCGCTTCTGAATCAAGAACTGCATTTCATGATCTACAATCAGCACTGTGTATTTCTTCCCGCATTCCTGACAGGCAAAATACTGTTCTGTCACGTTAAATCCTTCCGCCTGTCTTGCGATGATCCTTGCTTTCACATTTATGTGTTTAATTACAGATCCGCAGGCGTCGCAAACAACTTCTGATCCGTTTCTGTACACTTCTTCATTGAATTTCTTTTCCATGTCGTTCTCCTTTCCTATGTTGCAGGCATCAGGATATCTTGACTGTTTTCCTGATCCGGCTGCGCGTGTGCAGGCATCACCCCGCACATATGCGCCATCATTGCAGCGATCGCTGTGTCAAATTCCGGTTCCAGCTTTTCGTACTGATCATCCGGCATCGTTTCCCATAGCTTTGTCTGAATTTCTCTGATACCGATCATGGCATTCATCAATCTATCCTGTGTCAACAGCTTCTTCGCGCTGTATTTCTTTAATTCCGGTTTTACAAATTTGTTTTTATCTGCCATCAGTCTTCATCCTCCAAGTCAATCAGCCCCAATGCTTCCGCATCGTAGACATCCATAATCCCGATGACAGCATATCCTTCAATGATCGCACTGGATGTCTGTGCATCGTCGGCGCATGTGATGCATACACGCATCTGTTCACCTGTTGATCTTCCATCACGGAATGCAAGCAGTGTCAAAATGTCCTTTTCTTTGTATCCTGCCTGATCCTCTTTCACAATCATGTGGCGGATCTTTCCTTCTTTGATGTCTTTTAATAATTCCGCTGACACTCGCATCATCCGCGCTTTCTTTTCATCCGAAGGCAGGTTCTGCATCTTTTCTTCCTGCTCCATTTCAGTCAGCTTTTTCGCCGTTTTCCTGTCGATTGCCGCCTGTTCCTCGTCATATCGCTGTTCCGGCGTCTTTTCAGCTTCCGCCTTATCAACATAACGATCACAGTCCTGACATGTCCCTGTTTTCACGTTGCATTCTGAATATCGCTGGCATGAATAGCAAAGTGATGTGATGCTTTCCGGATGTGCCTGCTGCCATTCTTCTTCCTGCTCCTCTTCTGCTTCCTCCTGCTCCCATTCCTCCGGATCTTCCGGCAAATTCATCTGTCCCGGAATTTCTGCTTTCTCTGCTGCTTCTTCGATCTCTTTCTTTGCCTGTTTCACTTCTTTTAATGACAGCCCGCCTTCTTTGTACTTTTCCAGCAGTTCCATCTGCTTATCCTCTGCCATTCCGCTAATTTCATATGCTGCTGAGAAGGTCAGGCGACCTTCTTTCAGTTCTGCCGAAAATTCCGGAATCAAATGCTTGTTAATACTTTCAATCTGTGCAATCTTCGTTCCGGTCGTGTTCATGATTGAAGCGATCACATCACGCAGACGTCCGCTGTCCAGTTTGTACCCCTGAAGCGTCAATCCATTATCTTTCATGTACTGAAGCGATTCCTTCAGGCGTTTTTCCTCTTCCAACATGTCCACGATCGTCTTGTCACGATACGCATTCGCAATGATCAGCTGTACCATTTCTTCATTCTCTTCAGCTGCGCTTTTGATCTGGCATGTCACCGTTTCAAAATCTTCATATCCCTTTTCCAGTAACAAATTCAATGCGCGCCATCTTCTTTCCCCGGCGATGATCTTATATTCTCCGCGTTCACACGGTGCATATGCCACTGTCATATTTTCCATCAGACCAACCGCCAAGATCTCCTGTGCCAGCTGTTCAATTCCCGGCATCGAATAAAAATTTCTGTCATTGCTGTAAATCTTCCGGATGCTAATGTCCCGTGTCCGGAATCTTGCTTTCGGTTTCTCTTCTGCTGCTGCCTTGCTGTTTTTATTTAAGGCATCCATTACGCTCCATCCTGCTGCCATATTTATTCCTCCTCTGCTTTCATCGTGATCGTTATCTGTTCCAGTACCTTCCGGCTTGCGTTCTTCACATCCGCGTGTGAATCACTTCTGTCTTTTTCTATGTACTTCTGAATCAAACGCTTTGTCTTCTCCGGATCCAGAATGATCCTAAACTTCGCAATCGCTTCATCGAACCTTTTCTGTATCTGTTTATCCGTCATATTACTATCATCAATTTCACGAAAGATCGGTTCCGCTTCCGATTCGTCAATCTGATCAATAATGTCTGTGATCTCCTCTTGCAGATCCTGCATTTTCTTTTTCAGTTCGTCCGCCTGCTTTGCCCTGTTCTGAAGCTGGTTAAATGTCTTCAGGCTGATCGTTACCTGTCCATCAATTTCCATGTCTATCCCTCCATATCTTTCAGCAGTTCCGTCACAACGTTTCGATAGTCCTGCGTAACAATGCAATTTTTAGAAAACTTCGGAAGCGGCACGCGCTGCATGGTTGCCTTTTCCGCAATGATGGATCTTCTAACAGCCGTCACGAAGCAATCCTGTCCAGATGATTCTTTCAGCCACGCTTCCACCTGAAGGCTTGTCTGGTTCTTCTGCCGCATAGTCATTAAAATCTTCATGCGAATCCTGTTATTCAGGCTTCGCAGATCTTCCAGCTGTTCATCCATGTTTGCGATTGCTTCAATTTCAAATCCGCCGATCTTAACCGGAAGGATCACAAGATCTGTCGCCACCAGAACATTCGTCACGGTCATATCCAGCAGCAACCCACAATCAACCACGCAATAATCATATACATCCTGTACTTCCAGCATTGCAGCCGCAAAGCGAAGGATCTGATCTTCTTTTTCGTTCAGCAACAGGTTCATGTTAGTCCGCATTAAATACCCATTCGCTGTGATGATGTCAACATTGTGATACGGTGTTGTCTGGATCAGATCTGTTGTCTTGTAAGATCCCCCTACGCTTCTGTGTCTTTCCAGTAATTCGGACATCCCGATCCCTTCCGGTTTGTATCTGTCATACAACATTGATACATTGCCCTGCTGATCCGCATCAACCAACAGCACCTTCTTTCCCTGTTCTTCTCCCAGTAGGTAGGCGATCGAAGCCGCCGTCATTGTTTTGCCGATTCCGCCCTTCTGGTTCATAATTGCGATTGTTTTCATGATGTGTACCTCCTATTTCACAATTTTGAATTTTTTTCTGTTTCTTTTTGCCTGCTCCTCTGTGATGATATATTCATCACATTCCTGTTTCCATTTATCCGGATTCTTCGTATCTCCGCCATACCATCTGCACTCATCGCATACGAAGCAAGGTTCTTTTGCTTCTCCGGTGCAGTTGTCTATCGTTTCCACGCTGTTCGCACAGTGATTGCATATGCAGCCGCCGCAAGGAAAAGCGTAATCACTTCGCTTCATAGTATTCGTTATACTGGCAACGCTTGCACTTTCGATCCAGCGCCCCGTCATCTGGATTTCTGCATCCGGTACATTCTCCGCGGCTGCTGATCACTGCTTCCTTGAATCCGAATTTTTTCTGTCTTTGTGCCAGTTCGCAGTTCTTCAGTGCTTTCCTTGCCTGTTTGGATCTTTCTTCTACTCTTTGAAAATAATACATTTCACTTTCCCGTTCTTTCTGATCATCAGGTTCTGTTCTGACATTGCATCTTCTCTGTTTCCAGTATCAATTTTCTTTAGGTTGATATATTCTTGTAGCACCCGGATCGCTTCTTCTGCCCCATAGCAAACTGTGCAGTAATGTCCTGCTGCCGCCAGTGCCTTCAGCATTTTCTTCTGGCTGTCTTCCAGTCTTCCGGTATCGTATTTCATTTCAATGTACAAACCGTTGTACATTCCCATCGGAACCGGAAGACACAGATCCGGAATCCCAGCTTTCACACCCATCTGTTTCAGTTTCACCGCTTCTACTTTGTTGCGGCTCCCCCCCCATTCGGGCAATGATGCAGCAGTTCCAGTTCCGGATGTGCGTTCTGGTTCCATCGCGCCCAGTCCATGACGCTCATTTGCTCTGTATCCTCGCTTCTTCTTGCGTATCTTCGATTCACTCTTCTTCCTCCTTGCATATGTTCCAATATTTGCAGAACAGGCAGCAGTGATTACATTGCTGAATCATGATCATACGGATCATGTGCTGGATCTTCTTTGCGATGCTCCTGATCATCTGCGTCCCTCCTCTGCTTTCTTTTTCTCTTCCTTCAGCTGTTGCGCTCGATCCATAATCTTCGTGTTGTATGTATACTTCACAACGCCCTGATCCCACAGATTCGCTTTTGCTCCCTGCTTCCCGTAGTTATAAACTGCCAGTGTATAATACGGAAGATCTTCATCTGATACTGTTCCACGAAGATCGTTCTGTATTTCTGACAGATAATTCACGCCAACCAACACATTCTGATATGGATTCGTCAAGTCATACGCTCCCAGTTCTTCCATCCTTTGCATATGCCATTTTTCCGACACCTGCATCAAACCGATTGACGTTCCATTGTCGCCTTCAGCGTCCCATCTGCATCTGGATTCCTGTTCGATCAATGCAAAAACCATTTCATAATCGACGTCATTCTGTTCGCATACAATGTATGTGTATACCTGAATGATCGTCGGCAACTCTCCACCTGCTGCCTTGCATTCTTCAGATATTTCATGATAATAAAATCCTGTCACTTGATCGCTCCCCCAGTCCTGCGACATTGTATTCCACGGAAAATCATATGTACCGTACAGACTTTTGCACCCATATACATCCGTCATGTCTGTCTGCTCCACTGGATCCTGCCGATCATACAATTCTTCGATCTGCTCCTGCTGCTGCCGGATCTCCCGATCCCACGCCTGCACCTGCTTTTCAAATTCGTGCATTTGTATTGTCAACACCAACAGAAAAATGATCAGCGGCATCGCAAGCATTGCCGGATGTCTTGCAATGAAATCCCATACAGCACATATGATCTTCAAAGTCTTCCTGATCAGTCTTTTGATCTTCCTTCGTGCCGTTCTTTTACTTCTTGCCCTTGTCATGTGCCGTTCCTTTCCTCAACCTCATCCGCCCGTATATGTAGAACCTGCCGTTGAACGTGTTATATTTCACTTCTGCTTCAGCAAAATCATATTTATCGCCATACCATTTCATCAAATGATCGCAGACGTTCAGATCTCCTTTTACGATCCTGTCCACATCCTTCTGTTTTGTTTTGTAATGATTGACTTTTTCTTTCGGTTTCCGCAGTCCCTTTGATGCACACCATGTCTTTTGATACTTGCCTTTCTTGCTTTTCTCTTTCGTGATGTACCTTGCCATTCCGACCAGACCGTTTTCATCCCTCTGAAGCCTTCTGATTTCATTTCTTTTTCCAAGATTCCAGACCGCTTCAACCGTGTCCATATCCACATCGCCATCCATAACGATGTGATGGTGCCAGCGTCCTTTTTCACTGCATTCTGTGACGTATACATATCTTGCGTTACTCAATCCCTGCTTCTTTCGCTGATAATTCAGTCGTCTGATATAGTTCTGCATGTTCTTCGTCGCCACTTCCATCGAAGCAGGCATATTGTCATCCGTGTATGTGAATGTCGCCCATATATCTCTATCTGTGAAGTTCTCACCGATCACCCTTTCGCACATCTTTTTACTGTTTTTATCATTCAGATTCTTCTGTGCTTGTCTTTGTCTTTTTCTCTTCCCTTCATCCGGGATCTGATCTTTCTGTCCCTTCGTAAACTCTGGATAGATTTCCACTTCCAGCTGATCACCTGATCGGATCTCCTTCGTTGCATAGATGCTTTTCACCTTGCCTTCCTTCAGGATCCTTTCTTCGTTTGCTTCCTCCATCTTATCCAGACTATTCATGTATGCTGCTTCATAGTCATAAGGGGCATATACAGCCTTCCTTCTTTTCTTTCTCATTCCCTTTACTTCCTTTAGTTGAATTGTTAGTATCCATTACAAGGTCGTTTTAGGAAGTCCAGAAAAGCGCGGATTCATTGACTTTTCAGGCTGTCCGGTGTACAATATCTTTGATGTGTACTATGGTTTTCGGGCATCGTCCTGAAGCCACTGTGAAGCCTTCTGGTGCCGCCAAGCATACCAGAGGGCTTTTATATTACCCTGCTTTTCTAACGTCCTGCATCGCCTTCCTGACGTTCACTGTCATCCTTCTTCGTTTTCTCCTCTCCCAGAATTATCTTTCGGAAGATACTTTCAAATATTGGAACTGCTATGCTATTCCCCGCCTGTTTATACAGTGTCATGTAATATCTTCCTTTTCTCTCATGTACAGCTTTCGCTGCTTCAAATTCTTCGTCTGTATATCCCATCAGCCGCCAGCATTCCCGTTCTGTCAAATATCGGTATCGTCCTGATCCGCAATCAATCACCTGTGCAGGCGTTCTGTCCTGTCGTGTTGTAATCGTGTAGGCAAAATCTTTGATCACTGTCGCCCTTTTTATCCCTGACGCGCCGATCACGTTATATACAGATGGCTGTGTGACGTTATATACTTCCGGAACGTTTTCGTTATCTTCCAAAAATTCGCTGATTTTACGCATAGGCGTCCTGATCAGGCTTGTGAAATCAAATTTTTCACCATTCAGGCAACTGATCGTGAACACTCTTTCGCGTGCTTGTGGCAGTCCGAATTCTCTTGCATCTAAAACATCGTAATTATTTGTATAGCCCATTCGTTCCATCTCTTTTTGATAACGCACAAAATTCGCGATCATATGTTTCGATGTCACATTTTTCACATTTTCCCAGATTACATATTTCGGTTTCCATTCTCCCATCTGGTCAATGATGTGAATCGTTTCCCACATCAAACTCGATCTTGTTTCACTTCCTTCGTCTGCCCCTCTTTGATGTCCGGCTATGCTGAAATCTTGACACGGACTTCCATGTATCAAAATGTCCGGCTTCAGATTCCATCCCACAACAGACTGTGTTTTGTATGGCAGTTCTTCACTGAACATGTTGTTATAAGATCGGACTGCTTTTTCATCAATTTCAACGTAGTCGATCGCTTTTGTTGGTATCTTCAGATTTCGCAATGCACATCGCGGGCTTCCTATTCCTCCGAATAGTTCCAAAATCTGCACTGGTCTTTCTTCTGTTGCTGTCATCTGTTCATTTTCCTTTCTATGTACCGCCTTCCGGCATAATCAATCTGCGCTGATCAGCGCAGTCATATATATCACCACATCCCTTCCGGCAACATCTGACGCTGCGTTGATGCTTTTCACATTAAAAAGCATCTGAAAACCTGTTGAACATCTGCATAGAATTCTGGCAGTCTATGCCCGCCGCTATTTTTCCACAGTGTTCATCGGACGGCTATCAGCTTGCCATCGTCAGCGATCACGTTGCCATCGTGACCGGACGGGGCTTGCGCCCCGTTTCGGCTTCTATCCTCTGAACTATTCTTCCCATTGATAAGATGTGCAGGCTATGCATCTTTTGCATCTTTCCATCGGTTCGTCCGATACCACGCTTGCAAATCCCATACATGTCCCGTCACTATCCCTTCCTGCATTCCCGATCTTGCGTTGCAAACTACATGTCCGGATCCGTTCTTTTATCCTGCACTTCTTGCAAACGATTTTCTTTCCAACCGTTCCCCCTCTTCTCCTCGTGTATTCTGCCGCCCATACTCTGCTAACTCCTGTATCATTAGATTTCCAGCCCATGATCCACTCGCCGCATACATCGCAATATACGTCCGTTTCTACTGTTCTTTCGATTGCCATTTTCATGTCCTTTGCTTAATAGTCATAATCAATATTTTCATCTGCTTCCGTGTAATATTCCCCGTCATAGCCTTTCGCCATTAGCTGATCGTAGCAGTCCCAGCAAACCAGTCTGAACGGGATCCCGTTGCAGTCCCGTGTGAACTGCATGTCACTTCGTTGCACCTGATGTCCGCACACGGGACATGTCCGGATGTCAGTCGATCTTTTCTTTGTCACTGTCGTTCCTCCTCTCTGTTCTCTTTCATCAGCCAGATAGTTTCATCATCGTTGCAAATTCCGAAGTATTCATCTGTCCGTGTAAAGTTGAATTCAATTCCATAAAACTGTCTGATTGCTAACTTGAAAACTTCCCATCTATCCTGACAGCTTTTACAGGTACGATCCCAGTATCCGAAGCCCAGTCCCTGATCCGGATCGTCAATTCCCGGCGTCGCTTTTCTTCTTTCTTCCAGTGCCTGATCCCACGCCTTAATCGTTTCTTCCAGTTCTCCGCCCATTTCTGTCATCATAAATTTTTTAATATTCATCTTCATATTCTTCCGCCTTTCATATGTACTTCCCCGATCCTTTTCGGGGAATAAATTATATTGCCTTCTGTGCCATGTCTGCGCTGTACTGCTTCCGGTTTCCGTTTTCTGCGCCACCTCTTTTCAGTTCGTGGTAGATGGTGGCTCTGTGAACGTCCATCGCTTCCGCGATCTCTTCTGCACGCTTCCCCTGCTTGCACATCGCTTCAATGGCTTTCCGGTCTTCATAATTCAATCTTTTATATTTCCTTGCCACGTTCTCATTCTCCTTTCCTTTGTAAATAAAAAATGCGGTAAGAGTTTTTACGCTCTACCGCATTCTGCTTTTTTGTGTAAAAAAATAAATGCGGCAGAGGTTTAATACCTCTTGTCGCATTTAATTTTAAAACTTATAATATTTCTATAGTTTGTTTCTTTAATGTTTTTATCTATATTCTGTCATCAGTTTGTAAAGACCT